CGGAGCGCAGATTGCAGTTGGTGAAGACATCACATACTGGGGAGCATAATCTTTAAATAATCAAGGGGGTGTAACAGCCCCCTTTTAAAACTATACAAAACATGGCTTGTGAATTAACCACAGGATTTACACTCGGATGCCTTGAAGGTATCGGAGGTGTTAAAGAAGTATTGATTGCTAACTACACTCTTGCGAGTGGTGCGGATTTTATGTCAGCTGTAACTTATGATGCAGTAACAGGTGAAGTAAACGGATTGCCAACTGCGACAATCTACCGTTATGTGCCATTCCGTAACTCAGGTACTTACGTTGAAACCATCAACAAGAGTCTTGAAAATGGTACTTTGTTTTTCTCACAAGAAGTGGGATGGACTTTCGGTAAGTTGAATCAAGATATGCGCAACGAATTCTTAAACGTTGCAAAGGCTAAGATGATTGTTTTCGTTCGTACGAATGATGATCAAATCTTATTGGTTGGTACAACTGAAGGTTCTCAGCTTACTGCTGGTACTGTTCAATCAGGTGCTGCAAAAGGTGATTTGATGGGTTATCAGGTAACGACGACTGCAGAAAACCTTGAGCCTGCAGTACACCTTGAGCCTTACACTACTGAACCATTCGACAACTTCGCAGGAATTACAGTAAGCCCAGCTTACTAATCGCGCTTGCTGATTGTTTTTGTGTTTATTCATTGATTAAGAACGGGGGTGGTGTTACAACTGCCCCCTTTCAATATAGCGATATGATATATCTCCAAGTAAATAATCCTAGTCAGTTCATATATCTATCACTGGATGAGGCAAGGCAGTACTATGCCACGCCCTTTACGCACTATTTGCTAGTGCTAACTCACGAAGAAAACAGCACCACAGGTGATAAGCTCGCGCAGGTTGCAACAATTGTGAATGAAAATGTGCGCATCACACAGCTTACTGTGACAACTGTTGGTCTTACATTAGCGGGCAGGTATCGCTACGAAGTGTACGGACAGAACTCACCAACTAATATCATCCCAACTAACGCCGCTGTGGTCGGTCTAGTTGAGAAAGGCTATGTAGTTTTGCAAGACAATACAACGTGGTTCGATGTTCCTTCTATAACTATCCCAAATGACATCATCTATGAACCATAATGAATCAAATATAGTATCTCTTAAACTTAGCGAGTACGTTGCTAAGTCAGACGCCGAAAGAGTAGACCGCAAAGGATGGGTCAACTACGGTGCAGATAATGATTTCCCGCAGTACTTGCGTGACCTTTCGCACGAATCACCAGTGCACGGTAGTTTAGTTGTTGCCATTGGTGACATGATTGCCGGGAAGGGTATCGAATCTGAACAATATCAGGCCGAACTTGATGCACTTGACATTGATGCATTGACATATGCGTGTTCACATGATCTAAAGTTATTCGGTGGTTTTTACATCGAAGTGATTTGGAGTAATGACCGCACGGTGATTAGCAAGTTAAATGCTATTCCATTTGAAGAATGCCGCATTGCAGTGAATCAGGATGATGACAGCGAAATAGGAATCTTTCACAGCTACGATTGGTCGAACACTCGCAAGAAAAAGAACACGCCTGAGTTCATTCCAAAGTACAACTACCTTACACGCGAGGCCGAGCCACGCCAAATCTATTGGTGCTTCACCTTCACAGGCAGTGACACCTACCCACGCCCTGACTACTGGTCTGCTATCAACTATATCGAATTAGATAAGCAGATTTCAATCTTTCATATCAACCAAATCAGTAACGGTTTATTCCCCTCAACCATTATCAACTTCTACAATGGGCAGGCAACACCTGAACAGAAGCAGCAGATGATGATGGACTGGGAGAATAAGATGAGTGGTGCGCGTAATGCGGGCAAGGTTGTAATGTTCTTTAACGAACGTGACCAACCTAAGACTGAGATAACGCCATTCCCTGTGAATGATGCAGACAAACAGTATCAACTGATGGATACTACTGCAACGCAAAAGATAATCACAGCACACCGCGTTACAACGCCGCTGCTGTTTGGTATTCGCGAGACATCAGGCTTCGGTAGCAATAAAGATGAAATGACTACGGGTCTTGAAATCTTCAACAAGCAAGTCATCGAACCGTATCAGGAGAAAATCAATAAGAGCATCACCGAACTATTGAGCAATCAAATGCCGGGTGTGTCTTTTGAGATTGTACCAAATACACCACTAGTAGCAGAGCAGACTTCGGTTGTTACCGATGCGAACGCAACAGGCTCGACAACTGATGTCGCTGCTACCGCTTTGAATGGTGCGCAGATTAGTTCACTCATTGACATCGTAATGCAAAGTAGCGCAGGTGCTGTGCCTGTTAGCAGTGCTAAGGCAATTGTGGGGGCAGCGTTCCCAACGTTACCTGCCGCTGTGGTAGATGCAATCTTTGCCGATGTTATCGCAGGTTCATTGCAACCGCAAGAAGTCATCATGAGTGACGAAAAAAAAAAAGATGATAGCACAGTAGGTGATGCGCTAATCGCACTGGGTGAAGATGCGTCCGAAGATTGGTTGCTGATTGATGCGTATAATGCAGATGATGAAATTGAACACGAGTTCGCGGTGCGCACAGGGGCGGCAAGACCAGCGGCAAAGAGTGAACAAGATGCCATTATCGATGGCAAGTACTTTATTACTCGTTACGTTTACGCAGGTGACTTTAGGCATGATAATATGCGCCCATTCTGCAAGAAGATGCTTGAAGCGGGCAAGCTTTACCGCAAAGAGGACATCGTCTCGATGGAAAATGTAGCGGTCAATCCCGGATGGGGGCCGAATGGTGTAGACACCTACGATGTTTGGTTCTACAAAGGCGGCGGTAACTGCAAACACTTTTGGGAAAAGCGTGTATATGTAGACGCAAAGGGCGCGAAGATTAACCCTAATGATCCAGACGCAAAGCGTATCGCTGTGGCAATGGCTGAACGCATGGGGTATAAGGTGCGTAACAATTCACTTGTCGCTAAACTTCCCGAGGATATGCCATACAACGGCTTTCTTCCAACAAATCCAGTATACGGTAATCAATAATCACAACTATGGCAGAAGTACTTTTAATATCAGAAAACTACATAAAGAAATACACCACTGTTAACGGTAGTGTTGACCCGAATCTTATGTATCCATCCGTGTATTTGGCACAGGATAAGTGGGTGCTACCTTTCTTGGGAACTGACTTGATGAACAAGATAAAAAACGATGTAGCTAACAACACGATTGCGGGCAACTATCAAGTATTACTTGAGGATTACGTCCAGCGTGCGCTCCTATGGTGGGTAATGGTTGACCTAACGCCGTCACTTTGCTACCGTATGGACAATGGCACTATTGTGCAGCGTCAATCCGAAGACACTACGCCCGTGAGTGATGCAGTTATGAAGGATATGATAGACCGTGCAAGACAGAATGCGGAACACTACACCACGCTGCTGGTCGATTACTTGTGCGCGAACGCTTCACTATTCCCTGAATACTCAACAGCGCAGTGGCCTGACCGTAGCGCACGCACTGACGTGACCAATACGCTCAACTACCAGTTCTCATCGGGCAACACTGCCACCTCTTTTCGTCCTACGTACTCTCGTAACATCATTAACCGAATACCATGATAGAAAAGAAATCACTTAAGCAAGATTACACCGAACGTTTGCGCAAGTATGAGCGCGAGCTGTCACTAAAACTACGCAGCAATGCAGCCAAAGAGCAAGATAAAACTAAACGGTAGTGCGCGGCCTAAGTCGGTTAGTTACCTACTCCAGCTATACGATGGGGTGTGGTCTATTCCGCTTGCCTTTTTGCTTTTCTTTCTTGCCGGGTACGCTAGTTTTCGCTACTTCGGTGATGCACTCATTAGCACTGAATACATCCAGTATATAGTTCTTGCCGCACTTGTTATGGTCGTGGCAAACTTCGTTGTGTTTATGGGGCTGTATTTCAATTTTCGAGCACTTCAGCGCATGGTATACTCAGCACAAATCAAACAGCAGGCACTAACTGATTTGAGCACATGGCAAAAGATAGTGTTATACGTGGGCTTGTACTTTGCCTACTTTGCTGCCTTCCTGTATATACTTCATTTGCTGATGACGGTTACTGCGTAAGAGTAACAGCGTCAAGCTTTGTAGGTGTTAAAGAAAAGGGCGGCAACAATCAAGGATTCAACAGCGCAGAACTGCGTGCGCTAATGGCTGCGCAAGGGTGGAAGCCCGGCTATGCGTGGTGCAGTTTCTTTGTCATGGCTATGCTAGCCGAATGCGGCATACCTAACACTATCACGGGGTGGTCACCTACTGCGTACAATCGCAAAGATGTAGTGTTTGATGGTGGAAAATTTCTCAAGACGTACAAGGATGATGATGTGCTAGTGATGACTTTGTCCTATGGATCCATGATGAAGAAAAGATTTAAGGGCATAGGTCACACGGGCATAGTCGATAAGATTGGCAAGTACTCAGTGCGCACCATTGAGGGCAACACCAACGAACAAGGTATGCGCGATTCCCGCACGCGTGACGGGGTGTACTACAAGATTCGTCCACTATCTAAAAATCTACACATAACAAGATGGAAAAAGCAAGGATAAACCCGATGTTAATCTATGGCCTAACCATACTAGCAATAGGTGTGCTGGTCATTATGCTGTTCAAGGGCTGCAATAAACCCGCTGCATCACCTGCCGTTGACAGGTTGCATAGCTTGAATGATTCACTGTATCGCGTGATTGAATCAAACAACACAAAGACCGATTCACTATTTGCCAAAATAGACAGCATCAGAGCGTGGAGCGATACGATTATACAGCGTCAAGAGATTACCAATAAATACTACACCAATGAGACATATACTATTCTTAATTCTAGTCCTAGTGCTGCATCACAGCAGCTACGCTCAACGCTCAAAAAGTCGGACAGCCTCCTTAAATCCGGATTTTACACCCGAACTTACGACCTACGACGTGCAGCTTTTCAATCTGAATTACAATAGCATGATGTACTGGTATGGCACAGCGCATGAGATTGATTCACTTTACCAACTTGAAAAGTTAAAGGTGCATTACTACGCCAAAATCACAGGCATACAGGCAAACAGCTACGAAACGCTAGCCACCATCTACGAAAACAAGCAGGCAATTGAAAAGGCCATAGGTGAAGAAAAGGAGATGCAGATAAAGGATTTGAAGAAGCGTAATAAACGGTTGATAATTCACAACATCGGCCTATCCGTGGGCCTAACTGCGCTGGCTGTTTCATCTTTTTATTTAATTGTTTTATGATCAACATCGAACCAAAGGATATAATAACAATCGTAGCCGGTGCGGTATCGCTTTCAGGTCTTTACTATGCGTTAAAAAGAAACGTCGACAAACTAAACATCACAGTGCGCACTATGGACACACATCACAAAAGAGAAATCAGCGCGATACATCATCGCATTGATGAAATCAAAGATGACACGCGTACATCCATTGACAAACTTGAAGGAAAGATTGATGCTATTCAGAATC